CGGCGTTGATACGGCGGATCAAGCGGTTATGGTCGCCGCTGGACCAACTGCGCCCGATGATCGCCTGCACATCGAAGGTGTAAGGCACGCCCAGCGGCCGCTGTTGATACCAGGCGCTGATGTTGGGGCTGAAACCCAGCGACTCCACCGCATAACTCAAGGCCTTGGGCGTGCCCGCCTGGCGCTGGATTTGCCAGGACAAGCCCACGGTGAGGCGCTTTTCCGTCTCGCTGGCATCCGCGTCCCATTCACTGACGCCCCGGTCGGCGGCCAAGTAGGGAAGGAATTCGGAGGGTGTTTGCAGCGGGTTCATCAATGCCGGAAACGGCGGCATGACCCGTTCCAGCAAGTGGCCAAACCCCAGGTCCAACGCCTTTTCCAACGGTGAGCTATTGGCAGGCAACAAACTCGATTTGGATTCACTCATAGCGTGCGTACCTCCACCTCGACGCCCGTGCAATACGGTGCCTGGAACGCCGAGCAGACAATCGGCGCCAGCGGTTCGAGGATTTGCAGTTGCGCCGCTCCGGCACTGTGGATGGCGTAGTCGATCCAGCTCGGGTCCACTCGCCCTTCCAGGCGGTGGCAGGACTCGGCGTAGGTTTGCAGCAACTGCTGCGCGGCCACTTGGGTCAGGCCCGAATCCGGGCCGGCGTTGATCTTGGCCACGACGCGAATCTTGTAGCGTTGGATCTGCGCACTTTGGACCGTGACGAGATCAGTTTCCGGCCGTACATCGGGCCGTGCGAAATGTCTGCGCACGCCGTCAAGCAAATCGGCAGAAGGGGTTCCGTCACCGTCCCTGGACAGCACCGTCACCCTCACCTCACCGGGGGCGGTGCGTCGGCCGTTGCCATCCTTGACCTGCGCCGCATAGCCATCCGGGTCGAAGGTATAGGTGACCGTGACCACACCCGGTGTCGCGCTTTCCACGTTCACCGCCGGTCGTTCGCCGAGGGTGAACACCTCGCGGCGATACTGCATGCGCGAACCCGCCGCCGGCGCGTGGGGCGCCAAGTAATAGCGCAGCCGTGCGTCGTCGTCGCTTTCCAATGTCGGCGGCACCGGCGGGAAGGCCGCCGGGTCACCGGGGTCCAGCACCTGGCGCTCCAGCCCCATATCGGCCAGGCGTGCGTCGAGGTTACTGCCGGTGGCCCACCACGCCAGCATCTGCTTGATGCGAGCGTTGTACTTGCGTTCGTGGGTTTGCAGGCGCACGCAAAACGCTTCCAGGGCCAGGGTCAGCAGCTCGCTTTCGTTGTCGAGGCTGACCTTGAGTTTGGCGGCGCTTTGCGGCGCACGGGTGGCGACGTAGTCGATGACGAACGCCTTGAACTCCGCCAGCAACGGCTCGAACGCGTCGACGGCAATGATCGCCGGCTCCGCCAGTTGGTTCTGGCCAGGGATCAGCATGCTCATGTCATGACCTCGAAGGATTGTTGGCGGTTTTTCCAGGTGCCGGCAAACCGCAGCAACAGGCCGGCGCCCTGGCGGGTAGCGACGATGACCTGGGGTTGAAAGTCGGCGATGCCGTTCTCGACGTTGTAGAACGCTCGGGCGGCGTGGCTTTGGGCGAGGATCAAGAGGTCGTCGCCAAGGTTCTGCCCGAGCAGTTGGGGGATCAGCGAGCCGTACAACGGACGCTTCTGGCGAGTGCCCACGGGGGTGGTCAGCGCTCGGGCGGCACGCTGCACGAATTGCAGCCAGTCATCGACGGCTGCCCCGGTGTTCCTATCGATTCCGATCATGGCAAGTCCTTATGCGGTGCTGATCACGCGGCCCTGGTGATCCACCAGCGGGCCGCTCAAATGCACGCCGCCAGCATCCAATAGCAGGCCGACGGCGCCGAGTTGCAAGGTGATGTGGTTGGCGGTCAGCCGCAGCGTGGCGGCGCCGATCTTCGCTTCGATCTGTTCGCGGGAACCGCTGAAGACGGTTGGTCCGTTGGTCCAGTTGAACGTGTGACTGACGTCGTCATAGTCACTTTGTGTTCCGTCCTGATGGCGGCGCCGGGTCAACGATGCAACGCTGGAGACCGGCGGAAACAGACTACTGTTGAGGCCGAAAAGCGCCACCGACTGCGCAGCGCCTTCCCCACCGCCATAGTTGAGCAGCAAGCATTGTTCGCCCACTGACGGAATGCGCGTTTCGGTCTGCGCCCCCGCGCTGGGGTTGAAGAAACGAATCGCTGGAGTGAGCAAATCACCGTGGCTGACGGTGCAGGTATTGCTGGCGGCGTCGACCTGCTGGCATATGCCGATCCGACAGAAGCTTTCAGCGCGTCGGTACAGGTCTTCGAGCTGGACCTCCATTTCCGCCAGGCGCTCGACGATCGGTCCCAGTTGCATGCGTAACAGCGCATCGAACATTGGCTACTCCTGCAATGGTCGGTATTGGCCAGGATCGTCGATATTCGAGACTTCCCACGTGCAGGCAAACAGAGGTTTTCCGGTGGGATCTTCGAGTATCGGCGGGCCGAGGTAGATGTTTTGGGTGAAGGACACTGTCCAGGTGTCGTAGTCCGTTTCGTTACTGCCCTGTAGGGTCGGCGCCGCTACGATGGCGGTTGGCAGGTCGCACTGATCCGCCGGCAGACCCCAGCGATTATCGAGGGCCAAATCCATCAATTGGCTGGCCAGGTCGCAGGCGTCGTAAGGCGCCGAACCACTGGCAACCCTGGCCATGAGTGACACCGACAGTGCATGGGCCTTGCGCCCTTCAAGGGACCGAACGCCGGGGCCGTTGCGTTCCACGGTAATCAGCACGCCGGTTTTATCCCCGGCGCTCTGGAAGTCCTGGTGATTGCCCACGCGCAATTGTGGGAAGGCGCCCTTGAGCGCTGCGCCAATTGCGATGGGCAGTTGGGAAGGTTTTTCGATAAATGTCATCAGTCGCGTCCTTGCAGCGGTTACTGCTGATCCGGGCGGGAGGGCGGGGCCTCGTTTACGCCAATGCGCTTGGCCGCCCAACGTTCATAAAGGCCGATGGCGACGTCCGCACCGGCCATGGCTGTCAGGCAACCGAGGGCGCCGGCGGTCAAGATCGACATGCCGGCGGCGTACAACAGCATCAACGCCGAGACCCCGCAGACCATGCACGCCCCAGACCGCAGCGCCAGGCGCCGGATCAGCGACCAACCACGGGCGCCCTCCTTGTCGGCACGCCACATTTCGCCGGAAACTCCGCCGATCAGCGCCAGTACGATCACCAGCCAGATAGGCATTTCCGCTAACGCTTGCTGCTCGTTTGTCATGTCACGCCTCCTGGCTGAGCAATGCCGGCAGAATGCCGGTGTTTGGGTAAATCCATTTATAGGTAGGCATTCCAAAAAGCCCGGTTACCCGGGCTTTTCAGTAATGCGGTCCTGTGCCCAGCCTCACCAATACGATCCTCTTTTGACGAGTGGCTGCAGTTGAGCGGCAACGCCGCATGGCGACAAAAGACGCGGTCAAAAAGGATCAGTATTGGTGAGGCTGGGCCCTCAATCTTTCGGCGCTACTGGCGCGGTACGGATCTTTCCTCGATGTTTTTCCGACCACGATCCCTGTCTGCCGGATAACTGCTTATGGTGCTTTACGCTGCACACCCGGGTCAGTTGCCAACCCTCTGAACCGTTAAGGCCGGTTCATCGCTGCCTGTTCTTGTAAAACGGTGAAACTAAAGAGCGTCGGCATCCTTGCCGGTGTTGCTTGGCATCCCTGCCATCGCTTCGATGGCGTCCGTGCCGATGTTGCGTGCCTTCCTTGTCTTCCTTGGCAGCATCCTTGCCGCCTCCACCAGGCCTTGTTGGCTGGCTTGAGATGAAGAATATGCATGTATGCATATACAGTCAATGCACAAATGCATTTATTTTCACCCTGCAAATGCATTGATGCATTGAACGCCTTGCTGGCAAAGGGTTTGATGCCTTTCAACAGACGAAAAAAAGCCCGCTCATTGGCGGGCTTCGTCTTACGCGAGAAGGTTAACGGGCGTACATGCCCCACCAGAAGACATGACCGAGAATGCTGATCTGCTCATCCTGGATGTCCTGGAAGCTGTAGTCCTCGTCCGGGTGTTCATCGCGGTTGAAACTGCGCAGGCGAATCCCGGAAGGCAGGCGATAGAGCTGTTTGACCCGCAACTGGCCATTGTGATTGATGGCGTACAAGTCGCCATCGACGATGTCGCCAATCGCGCTCTTGCCCGCATTCACCCCCACCGTCGCGCCATCACGCAGCACCGGCAACATGCTGTTGCCGCGCACCGTCACGCATTTGGCCTGGTCGAACTGCACGCCGTTATGCCGCAGGCTGCGCTTGCCGAACCGCAGGCTGGCCTTTTCGCTTTCCTCGATGACGAATCTTCCTGAGCCAGCAGCCAATTCAACCTCACGCAAAAAGGGGATCGACACCTCGTCGTCATTCACGGGGGTGTCGTCATCCCACAGGCTTATGTCCTTGAGTTCCGAATGCATCGGGTCGCGCCCGTCATCCCGC